TACCCCTACCCTTAAAGGTTATGCTGTTGCTTTAAATGTAAATTTTGTTATAAATTTAGGCTCTATACAGATAGCTCCTACATATTTTCTATTTTGTAAATGCCATCTAGCACCATCTGTTTCGTGATATTCAGCAACTCCTTTTTCTGTTCCTTTCCAAGTAGCAAACCCACAAGTGTTAGATGGTACTATATAAATAGTTCCTGATGGTACCATATTGTCATTTTTAGTAACTAAGAATTCTGCTCCCTTTATACGAGTAGGTCTTTCATTATCTCCCCATTCAATGCTTTCTTTAAAATCTGCATTTAAGAAATAATTAGATTGTACCAATAATTCCCAGTCTTTTAAGTTTATTAAAACTGATACTCCTTTTTGTCCATCTGGTGTCATTGCTGCACTTGCATGAGCAACTGCTATCTTTCCAACTAAGGCTCTGATAACTTTTTCATCATCTATACCTTTTGCTGTTCCAGAAGCAAAATCTTGTTTTGTCAAATCACTGTCTTTATCTTTTATAGATTTTAAAACTTTTTCATCAGCTTTATGCTCTACTGCTATTGACATAGTTTGTTGTAAAGTTCCTTTTGCATCTAAGCTAGTTCTTTTGAAGTCAATGTCATCTATTTTATGTTGAGATGATATATAAGCTCCGAAAACTTTGTAAGGCTTTAAAGGTCCAGCATCTCCACCATTGTTTCCAGCATCTCCTTTGTAACCTTTACTGTCATCATTGTACATAGATGGTAATCCATCTTTTGCTGTTGATTCCTCTGCTCTGTAAAATGTAAAACTTTCCCCAGATGTTGCATCACCTTTTTCACAGAACTTAACAAGTCCCATAGGTTTTTGCACTGACATTGCTAATTTTGCTTGTGTTGCATATTTTTCTTGTAATACTTGTTCTAATGGTTTTGCCATTGTTTACCTCCTTAAATTTCTCCTACTATTTGATTAAAATAATTTAATTCTTCTTGATTTTTTATTTTTCCACGAATTTCCTTTACCTTAGCTTTTACTGCTTCTTCATTTACTGATGAAGTTGATAAAAATTCATTGAACAATTCCACTCCTCTTTCACCACTAATAAGCGAATTTACTCTACTTTCTCTTTCTGTTTTTGCTCCTACATTTGCTCCTGGTGTCAAATTCTTAACAAGTGCATTTACTACCTTAAAAGCAATAGGGTTTGTCATTATTTCTTCATAATATTTGCCCAAATTACTTTTATCTAATGCTTGTTTTAACTGTGTTCCAGTATGCCTATAACTTTGTTTTTCCTCTACTGTTAGAGAACTTTGCAACTCTTTCATAATACTATCCATATCTTTTGGAGTATCTGCAAAATTTTCTTCCATTAAGAATTCAATTTGGGCTTGTGTAAAACCTTGCTCTTGATATTTCTTTGCATATTCTTCTAAATAAGGTAGATCACTTTCAGCTATACGACCTTTAAATTTAGAAAAGTCATAACCAGCAATGTTATACTCCTCAGTAAATTCAATATCATCTACTGAAAAAGGTTTCTTTTCTTCCACTTTTTCCCTAGTACCATCATCATTTGTGCTGTCATCTGGTGGTAAATTTGGGTTTAAGCCATCTGTGTTTGTTCCTTCTCCATTACCTCCTGGTGTGTTCTCTAATACTTCATCTTCCATTATTTAACCTCTCTTTCTTCATTAAATTTTAAGTCTGTCATTAATTTCATAACTGTATTTCTCCGTTCAGGGTATATCCCTGACATCATATAAGCACTTTCTCTTTGTCTTTCCTCTTCAAGTAAGCACTCTTCCAGTAATTTATATAAATCATTGTTACCAGCAAATTTGTTTAAAAGTATTTGATATTCTGTTCTATGTTCTATTTTATGCTCCATTAAATACACCCATACCTTCTTTTATTTCATCTCCTATACCTACATCTTGCCTTTTACCAATACCATCTTGTATCATAGCCATTTGTTGCATTTGTTCTAACTCATGTTGTTGTGCTATCAGCTGTTTAATTTCTTCTTTGCTATTTAACACATCAAGTGGTACTCTCATTTTCTTACTTGCCCAGTCTATCAATTCATCTATTTTAAAAATAAACTGCCTTTGTGCTTCTGGAACCACTTGCGATAAAGTCATATAAAAATTAATTGTATTTATAACCTCATCACTTCCAGCATTACGAGTAAGCTCATTGATATATTGAATTTGAGAAATGTTTATATAGCTTTCATTTTCTGTTGTATTAAGCAAACCTTTACTATCCATTATGTAATAAGCATTCATAAAAGTAGGCTCTAATAGTTCTGTGTTTATAAGCTCATAGGTCCCACTAAACTCTTTTCTAAACATTTCGTGCCTTAAACTCATCTCAGTAGCAGAGCGATTTTTAGTATCTGTTACATCTCCAAGAGGTTGAGCCATAAATATTTCTCTTATCTCTTGTTTTACTTGTTCTATATCTTTTTCAACTGGCAACAGATTAGTTCCTACATTTATTGGATCAACTCCGTACTTATCTCCACCAATTCCGCTTCCAGCATAGTTTTTAGCACCAGCTTTAAGACTAACTTTGTTTATAAGGTCCATACTTCCATAAAAGTTTAATGGTGGACTAACAATTTTTTCAGCATGTTTCTTTCTTTTTTCTTTTAAGTCTTTTAGTTCCTTAAATAATTCTAAATTTTCTAAACCTATTCCAATTCCCCAAGGATTAGAGCTATTTATCTTCCATCTAAATACTGTATAAGGGTTATAGTTTAGCTCTCCCTCAAATAACATTTCTTCAAAAGCTTCTGTAAAAAGCCCGTGATAATATTTATATGTACTTGTATCTTCATCAAAAACTCCAATAACACACTCTATAATATTTATCTTTTCATCTAGCTTTTCCTCATTAAGTCCCTTTGGTACTGTAATTGGTAAATGCCCAAACAAATCATTTATATCGTTTAGATTTTTTTCTACATAAATTTTAAAAATGATATTAGGCTTTCCTAAGTTATCCTCTAAAATATAGATATTATCTAAATTCTGATAAGCATAAGTAAAACATTTGGTATTATCTTTTAACTCTATAATCTTTCTTATACCTGTTCCAACTTTTATGCAGTCTAGTAAAGACTTTGATGTTTCTGTATAGTAGTTAGTATTATCATTAGTGAAATAAACTGTATCTGAATTATTTTCCAACACCTTATTTATTTCATTGCCTTGTGCTTCTGCAATTTCTCCATCTGTGTTAGTAAGTTGTTTTAAAGCTTCTTGATTTACTTTTACAGTTGCCCATCTTCCAGACTTTGAGAATATTGACGACATTATGAAGTTACATAAGAAATTTTGGCTTTTTAGTATTACACTTTCTACTCCTCTTTTGCTTTGTTTTTCTACTGTTCCACTATCTTTAATGCTGAAATTCACATCTGTATATTCGTATACTTCGTTGTATACTCCTCTTATATCTTCTTTATACTTCTTAGCATTATCAAAATAGTATTCCAGTTTTTCTCTTGTTATTCCCAGTATCATAAGACCACCTTATAGCTTTCTTTTAAATGCTTTTTTAAGCTTGTCTATATCATCATCTTTGCTATCTGTTATATCTGCATTAACTGCATTAGAATAATCTACATTTGTTGTCTGCTTGTTAGCAGATTGATTCAATAAAGCATTTGTAATGCTTGCACTATCTTGCACAACTTGCTTTTTAAAATCTTCCTCAGCTGCTGCTCTTTCTTCTGCTTCTCTTAATAATCTAGCTTGTTCATCTCTTGCTCTTTGTGCTTCTGCTGCTGCTCTATCAGATTCTTCTTTTCTTCTTTTTGTTTCTTCTGTTATTTGCTGTCTGTATAAATCTGCTTGTCTATCTGCTTCTTTTCTTTGCTCTTCTATTAATCTTTTTTGATTTCTTTCAGCATCTGACTCACCAATAAGACCACCAGTTAAGTTCCCTGTAAGTCTTCCTAATCCTCTGCCTACACTTTTAAAAGCTTTTCCTATTTTCCCAAATCCCATTTATAGCCTCCTAATCTTCATAACTTCCCCAATCCAAAGCCGTTATATTTTTTTCATAAATTTCTAAAAACATTCGCATACAGAAATATTCAACTGCGTCACAAGTGTTACTTGCTGCAAGTCCTCTGCCGTGAACGGGTACTCTTAGATTTTCCCCAGTAGAGTTATCTATTTTCCATTCGTATGCTTTCATAAGTCTTACCATATCCCTAACTGCTGCACAGTCTAAGAACTTAATTTTATGCTGCTCTATACTATGTCTTGTAATCTCTATTGTCTTATTAACTTCGTATGCTCTTAGCACTCTAACATCTCTAAAATGTTTGTTATATGCCTCTCTTCTACTTGTTAAATAGTCAATAGCATCTTGTCTATTTCTAGCGTCGTGAGGGAGTATAATCTCTACATCTTTTATATTGTGTTCTTTCATAAATGCTTTTATGTACTCTATATAATGTATTGTCGCTTTATCTGTATTAGCATAATGATGTATTATAGTGTTATCTATTGTAAATACTAATGCTGTACTATCATTAATTCCCAAGTCTTCACTAACATATAGTTTTTTGTTAGATAAGTTTATTTCTTTTACCCACTCTGCTTTTAATAAACTTGATGCATAAATAGCATTCTCATTCGCTACATCTGTATCACAAAGATAGTCTTGCCTGAACTTGCTTTCGCTCATCAGTTGTTTAGCTTTTTCTAGCTTTTCATCACTCCATACTGGGTTGCCTTTTTCATCAACTGCTTCTTTATCTAATGCACTAAGAATGCTTTTAAAAAATAGTTTTATATTTTTAACATCTTCTAGTATTTCATTGAAGTAACTCAAAAATCTTGGAGTGCTTACAAGTATGATTTTACCGTTAACATTCATTACTGATGGTATTAGATATAGCAATATATCTCTGTTCTTTATAGTTGCCATTTCTGATATAATCAATATATCTAAATTTCCACCAATTTTTGTATCTGCATTTTGAGCGTCTACAAAATAAATAATAGATCCATTTTTAAACCTTAAAGAATTATCAGAGTGGTACAATTTCCCAGATTTTTCTGGTAGTAACAAGCATTCTTTATCAATGACTTCTTCTATTATTCTTTTTCTTTCGTTTGTGAAGCCGTCTAATATCATCATTTTTCCTTGTTTCATTGTAGGAAACATATAGTAAACGACTGTATTAGCTTTATTTAAACATTCTTCACAAGCTAAACTAAAAGCAAGTAGGTCTTTCCCTAGCCGTCTAGCCCAGCAAATGATGAAAAAGTTATATAATCCACTCTTGAATGTATCTATAATTTTCTTTTGATAATCTCTAGCTTTAAATACAAAAAATTTTAATCTTTCTTTTTTTCTTCTATCTAGTTCTTTTTTAAAGAAGTCATATATCTTATTCATTTTCATCAACTGCTTTTGATTTTTCTATTATCTGTAAAATCTTCTCTATGTCATCGTCTGTTAAGTTAGCAAGTTCTTCAGAAATAATATTTAATCTATTATCTTTATACTTAGCTTTTTCCAGTTCAAATTTTTCTAATCTTTCTAATCTATTAAGTTCTAATATTTCTTGTTCTGTTAGTTCATTTTGTTTTAATGTGTCTTGTAACTCTTTAGATATTCCATTTACTCTTAGATTCTTCCAAATTTCTTCTTTTGCTTCTACATTAATATAAAATCTATCTTCTTTATTTTGCTCTATCTCTTTACTGTATTTCTCTCTTAAAGATTTTAAATAGTCTAGTTGCTTAACTTGTAATTTATCTTTACTGCTTAGCTTCATAGCACTATTAAAAGATATGCCACTTTCTGCACTAGCTTCTTTTATAGTTGCCCCAGTTTCTATTAAAACTCTTGCTTTCTCTTTTCTTTTCTTTTTGTCGCTTGTCGTTGTCGTTTTAATGTCGTTGTCATTTGTCGCATTATTAAAATCTTTTCTATATCTTTCTACTGTTCTTACACTTATATTTAATGCTGCTGCTATTTCTTTGTTGTCTTTCTTTTCTATTATTAACTTATAAACTTCTTGTCTTGTACTCACATCTTTTAAAACCTCCCAAGAGAAAAAATAAAAAATGGGATACATAAAAAGTTGCTTATATTTCTATAAACTTCTTCTTATATATCCCATCTACTTTTAAATTTTATTAATTTTGATTGTAAGATATTTAATATTTTATTGTTTTTTAAAATTTTTTACACTTTTTTCTATTGATATTATTGGACTTTTTGAGTTCTACAAAAATATTTTAAAAAAAGTGTTGACATATTGTAAACAATATGATATTATTAAAGTACCTCGATGGAAGGAGGTGATAAAAATGAAATTCAGATTAATAATTGAGATAGGAAATTGGCGTTTCGAGTTCTCAGTAATTAAAAAGAACAAGTAATTTTTACCAGCCCTCACATGAGGGGTAAACTAAGAGTGATATACTCTAAGCCCCAACCACTTAGATTATATCACTTCTTAGCAAAAAAATCAATAATAGGAGTGATGAAAATGTTAAAAGAATTAATGAACCACAATGAACTAGGAGTTAAATTTTACAGAGATGAAAATGGAATAATCTTTGTAGAAGACGAAAAAATAGGGGTTACTTTAAAATTATCTGTTTATGAAAATATATTTATGTTTCACAGACAAGGAAACGATGTTGAAGCTATTAAAAGGCATATGGAAATAGCTAAACATTATGACGAAGTAATGGCTGGTACTTGGAGACCATCAACAGAAAGAAAGTTCACAAGAATAAGATAAAGGAGTGGTTCAAATGAAAAAAACAAGAAGAGAAATTTTAAAAGCATTACAAAATAAGGAAATTAAAATAGTATGTACTCACTTAGATAGTGGGTACTGCTCTCAAGTAAAAACACCATTTACAGTAACTGGAGAATACAGAGAACATTTAATTAGAATGTATAATCAAAATAATAAAATGTTTAGAATTCAAGGCGGCAATAAATTTAGTTGCCTATATGACGATTATATAATAGAGGGGTAAAAAAGCCCCTCACCATATAAGGAGGAACTAATGGAAGAAAAAAGAAGAGGGTACAAAACCCAAAAGCAACAAACAGAAGCAACAAAAAGATATTTAGAAAAAAACCCAGAAGCGAAAGCTAAAGCAAATAGAAGCAGGTTAAAAAGTACCTGCCTTAGATTTATAAAAGAATTTGCAACTATTGAAGAAATGGAGGTGATAGAAGAAATTATAAAAAATAAAAAAAATAATTAAAAAATATTGACATATTGTAAACAATATGATA